CATCCTCAAGATGTTGTTTCAACATACCAATGTAGATGTCTCTCTCCCAAGGGATTAAGTTTTCAACTTCTGTTAATGAATATTTATGGTACTGTAATAGAGCGAAATTAATTTTATAATAACCCTCTAGATCCATATGCACCATGCCTAAGCGAAAAAAGACGATAACCCTTCCAATACTACAGTGCTTTCAACCTTAGTCTTAGGATTAGTGAAGGTCACACTATGAGATAACTTAGGCATTGTCTCAAAGAACTTTTCAATCTCCTTGAACTGCATACTATTCATCTGTTCTAGGAAATCTTTCACTTCCTTCTTAGTACAGTCAGCAGTAGACCATACCTCCTCTTCATTATAAATTTTATCAATGCAAGATGCAATCAAATCAAATGACTGATCCATACTTACATCATCACCAAAATCAAAATTACTTTGAATGAATTGATCTAATGAAGGATACTTCATCTCCATCATTAAAGTATCATCTAACTTAACCTTCTTATTATGATCTTCACTCTTTTGAATTTTAATATCATCTATATTAATAGTAACTGGAACTTCAGTCACCTCATCATCAGGAGAAATTAAATTAACTTCTATATCCTCACCAACAGACTTGCCTCTGATGTTAAGGAATAGATATTCAATATCAAAAGTAGGAAGGTTCTCTACCTTCACTCCTCTAGACTGAATACAATTCTTTAATACAGTTTTAATTGCTGTTGAAATATCTTTTGTATTCTCAGTCTCTAATGCTAGGACTAATAACTTTTCTTCTTTAACTAGGAAGGGTCTATACTTAACTTTCTTTCCTGTAGATGGCAACTCAAGTTCATAAGTTGGGGTAACAATGGTAGGTAATGGCATAATAATTCTTTCAGTGTTTTATTTATCAACCTGTGGTTGAGGTAGTTCCAGCTAAATCATTCATTCCCATAGTAGGATCTCTCCTATTTACTATACCATCACTAGTAACAAGTGATGTGTTTGGTTCCATGATATATCTAATAAAATTAAATGATACACTACATTTTAAAACTTGACTATCCTCATAGGATACTGGGATAGCAGTTAGAGATAAAGGAAATGCATTAATAAAAGTGTAATCAAGAATAGATCTGGATGTAGTTCTAGAACCCCCTCTACTATCACTATAGTCTCTACTAAACTGATCCTTTTCAAATTTAGTTAAGTATATATCCTGCTTATATGTTGTAGGATAAGACATCCTATAATTCTTATAAGGACTTTTAAATTTATCTTTATTATTAATACCAGTTATATAATCCATCCACCCTTCTAATAATTCAATCACCTTATAGTTTCTATCTACATAAAAAGTTAATCCAATAGTCTCATCATACATTCTCCTATAACCCATCTTCTCAGTAACACCATGATAATCATTAGTGACTTCATGAGTGTTTATACTAGAACCTGGAAGGGTTGCTTCAGAACACATTAAATTAATATTATCATAATCTATCGCACTAAATCCTAAACTATTCCTCACTGCTGTAGGAACTGGTAGGGTTAATCTATATAAAGAAGTTTGTGCTACATTCAGCAACCTAGACTTTATAGTAGATACTGTTAACTTTTCTGGCTTGACCCCTGCCATCTATAAATATTTGAGATTATATATTATGTATAAGAGATGGCTGAAAGTATTAAGAGTAGATACCACCCAAAGTATCCTCAAAAGTATCAAGGCAATCCAAATAACATAATATGTCGTAGTAGTTGGGAACGTAAGTTCTGTAGATACTGTGACCTGAATAATAATATTATAGCATGGGCTTCTGAAGAGATAAGTATTCCATACATGTCTCCTGTAGATAAAAGACCTCACAAATACTTCCCAGACTTTCTAATGAAGGTGAGAGAAAGTAATGGTAGCATCAAAACTTATGTGGTTGAGGTGAAACCAAAGAAGCAAACCAGACCACCAAAGAAAAAAACTAGAGTAACTAAATCATATCTGTATGAACTTACTACCTATGCTATTAACCAAGCTAAATGGAAAGCAGCAGAAGAGTATTGTTTAGATAGAAGAATTGAATTCAAACTAATCACAGAAGATGAATTAGGTATCAAATAATGTCAGAAAGAACAGAAGAACTTCAAGGTAAAATTGAAGAGGAGAATGATCCTGATGATATTATGATGAACATCATGGAGGTGTTTAGTGAAACAGAAATAGTTCCTGATGCAGGTAACTTTTATACCTTTGTATATAATGCCAAAACTCCTGGTGTTTATGATGAGTTCCCTCTAGTTGCTGTTACCTTTGTAGATAGGTGGGGGTTCCAAGGACTGAACTTTCATTGGGGAACATCAAGGAACTATACATGGAATGAGATAGTAGGAAGACTACATGTGATACAGAATGATGAGATAGATTATATGCGTTCACTTTCTTATGCAAACTTTAAGACTAAATAACTAAAAAGATATTAATGGCAATTCTTAGTTCAGAAATTTTAATAGATGGATTATCTTTTGTCACCAAGACAGAAGGAGATACTGCCACTGTAGTAAGAACTGCTACAGGAAAATCTATTAGCCAAATAGAAAAAGAAACAGCAGGTACATACTACAATGCTATAGATAATGAAATAGATTATGCAAAAATATATAATTTAGATTTTGGTTCTAATTTTCTGAGTAAATTAGGAGCAAGTGATGCATGGATGGGTAAAGCAGCTAGTAGTAAACAGTATAAGGATGCATTTAAGAAAGCAACAGGAAAAAATTCTTCTAATATAAGTTCTAATTTTCCAGAAACTTCAGATATTTTTGAAAAACTTAGTAATGATTCAGATGCTAATGGAAAATCAAATTTAAATAGAGTAGGATCTATTCTTAGGTATCCTCTTAATCAAGATAAGAAAAGTTATGACTACTTAAAAGTATGTGCCTATGAATATAAACCAAGAATATCTAGAAACAATGGAGGCAATCAATTCACAGGAGACTATGATGTTCAAGGGTTGCAAAGAAAGAGAGGAAATCATACAGTCTTTCTTCCTATGGACCCTACAGGATTGCAAGAAGGTAATGGAGTTGATTGGGGGAAAGGTGAAGTTAATCCTTTTGACATAGCAGGATTTAATATAGCTTCAGGTGCTATTAAAGGAATAGGAGATTCAAAGAGTGGTGCAGATCTTGTAAATGCAGCGAAAGAAACTATGGCAAAAGGCGGAGAAGAATTTCAAAAACTTGTAAATGATATTGGAACTAGTGATATTGCTGCTTTCTTTGCAGGTCAAGCAATAGGAAACAACACTATCTTTAGTCGTGCTGCTGGTAAAGTATTGAACCAAAACTTAGAACTTCTTTTTAGTGGTCCTGGTTTAAGAACCTTTAGTTATAACTTTAGATTTACTCCTAGAGAAGAAGCAGAAGCAAGAATGGTTAAAAGTATTATTAAATTATTTAAAAAAGCAATGGCTCCTAGATTATCTGAGTCTGGAATATTTTTAAAATCACCACATGTATTTAAATTAAAATACTATTATAAGAATGGACAAGAACATCCATATTTAAACAAAATTAAAACTTGTGCTCTTACAAACTTCAATATTCAATATGCTCCTGATGGATCATACATGACTTATGATGATGGTTCTATGACTAGTTACACAGCTAGCATGAGCTTTGCAGAACTCAATCCAATATATGAAAAGGATATTGATGAAAGCAGTAACGATATGGGATACTAACCATGACAAATTCTTATTTCAAACAAGTACCAAATCTTGAATATGTCAACAGGACTAAAGGAAACACAGACATTTCCAACTACATTACTGTCAAAAATTTATTTAAAAGAGGAAAGATTCGTCCTGATATATTTGGCAACCTAAACTTCTTTACTAAGCATAAGATCATTGGTGATGATAGACCAGATAATGTTGCCTATAAAGAATATAATGACTCATCTTTAGATTGGATAATTCTTTTAGCAAATAACATATTAAATATCCAAGATGAGTGGCCACTTCCTCAGTCGTCATTAGATGAAATCCTTCTAGAAAAATATGGAACCTATGATAAATTACATGCAGGTGTCCATCACTATGAAACTGTAGAAATTAAAAACTCTAGAGGTGGTGTTATCTTACCTGGTGGATTAGAAACTCCTAATAAATGGAGGACTAATGGTAATTATATTCAAGCAATCAACACCAAGATAAATCAAA